TTTCTGGAAGTCCAGGACGTCTTTATCGGCAAACGTTTCCGGAATTGAGTGCTCAAAGGTTTCAATTCCTAAATCAACAGCTTCATTGCGTAGTTCCTGAATAGGGATTAATGGCTTCCCCATTGGATCTGCGTGGATGTGAATACTGGTCGGATGGTGTGTAATTTCCCAATGCTCATCCAGCGATTCGTCACGTAGATCGAATACTCGGTTGTTCGCGATTACTGCGTAGCATCCCTTAGGGAATGCCTGCTTAAGCTTCGCAATTAAATCCGGGTTGCCCTGTAACGGCGCATCATAAGACCACGGACGCAGCCATTGACAGTTCACGGTAAGCAGATTGTTTCGCAGTTCTTCACGCGAACCAGCGAAAGTCCTATACTGACGTTCCGTGAAATCCCGGCTAGAAATTCCCCCGAGGTGATCTTTCGCCTTAGGAAACAGATTCAAGAGCATGGACTTATGCTGCTCGAATTTGTGACGGAGGTAAGGCGTATCGCTCTGCTTGCGAGCATATAGCGCAACATGCACGTAGAGCGGTCCAAAGACCTCAATCATAGTCCGCGATTTGGCCTCTTGGGTATATGTCTCAATCTTGGGTATCTGTTCTTCCTCTACCTGTGGTTCTGGTGCAGAAACTTGCCCACAGTTCGGACAAGATACAGGTTCGCCCATGAATGGTGATATAGGATCGTCGATAGTTTCTTTCTGATCTATAGCACCCATACAGGCCGGGCAGACCAACGTGTGTGTGCGAACTGTTGTTGGCTGATCTGCATAGTGTGGAACTTCTACAGTTCCATAATCTTCGCTGGCCCGGTTATAAATATGTGCGAACGTGATCCCGTGGTTATAGATGTAGAACAATGCCCGCATAAAGACTAAGATTCCGTCATTATGCTTCTGAACTAATTCCTGAATCTTAGTGTAGGTCTTCGCAGTTTCGATGTCTTCAGCTACGTCAGCGTCGTCGGGATAGAAAATAGTGTTCGGCAGTTTAATGGATAGAGCGGATATAAGCGATTCCCCATGAGCACGATATATGTTGATGATTTTATCATACATGTCGGGGTCGTATTCGTCTGAACTATCCAGGCGTTTCCAGTCTGTAGCTTGGAAGTCGTAATAGATTCTCTGGAGTCCCTGCCAGTATAGCTCGGCTTTTCTGTAGAAGGCATTCATCTGCTCCCGAGCTTCGCGGTCTTCGTCTTCGTAGTATTTGGTGACAGTGAGCACCGCGTCTACTACATCTTGGGGCATCCCGGTTATGTCGTCTATTGCTCCAAGTTCTTCGGCGGGCTGGTCTTCGAGATCTTGGTTCTCCCCGCCGATTTCGGTATCGTCTACGTTCGGTGCTGATGGAATGATCTCTACATCAGTGCGGAATTCTGGATCAGCCTCAACCCAATTCGAGGGTTCAAGGTCTAATTCTTCAAGCGGGAATCCCTGCCCCGGAATTTCTGGCGGTAGTCCCTGCGGCGGAAATCCACCTGGTCCCATTATTTCTTTCCGAAAAAGCCACTACCGGGCTTCTTAACCTTAAAGTTTGACTTACCGCCCTTCGGGCGGGCTTTTACTACTCGTTCCTGCTCTACTGCACCAGGAGGAACAGCACCTGCAAGAATCTTAGTGGTCATTACTTTTCACCGGGCTTCTTACCACGAGGATTGCTTACTCGTGCTTTCTTTGCTGCTGCTTCCTCGTCAGCTTTCCTTTTATTCTCTGCTTCAATCTCAGCACGAATCTCAGCTTCAATTTCTTCGCGTGATGGTCCTGCTGGCGTAGGAGCTTGTGGTGTTGGGGGTGCCCCTGCTGGCGCGCCGAAGTAATCGTTAACTTCAGATTCCGAAGGTAATGCGTAGTTCTGCCAGCTTGGGCCGCCTACGCCTTGACCGCCCTGTTCACTGTTATAAGCTTCAATAAGCCTATTCGTGTCGCCTGGGTTAGCCTGCTTGAAACCTTGAATAAAGTTAGCCGGGATGCCTAATCTGAGGGCTTGAAGTTCCTGCTGCTTAGCCAGAAGCGGAGTAATGCTTCGGCCCATCGAAATTGTTTCTCCAATACCATCAATCCAGCCACCGTTAGTGCCGCCCTGAGCATACGGCAAATCTGCTCTACCGGTAGGATTTTGGAGATTAATACGCTCTGCTAAACTACCAGCATAGCCCGGCCCGCCAGGATGAAGATTATATTCATTCCTGTCCTTCTCGTAGATTGGAACTCCGGCTGACATCGGAACTCCAGATCTTGGGGTTGCACCTGCACCTGCTAATGGCGCTTGTGCTGGAGTAGTAACGGAGCCGCCTACCGCTGGACCTCTATTGTTGATCGCCATAGGGGAAATCTGTCCCCTAGCTTGCTGCATTACAGGACTATTGTTCAGAGCACTCTGAAGCGCAGGAGTCTTAGCGGCAGGCGTTCCGCCAATGGAACCAGTCGTATATTGTAGTGGGCCGCCCTTATATGGCATTCCACCACCGCCAGTTAATTCTTCATGTTCTGGCTTAGTAGACCCACCAATTCCGGCGAGAGTTTCCTCATCAGCCATAGGCAGTTCGCCACGTTGTTTTCGCTTGCTAGCTACTCTAGAACCGTAGCCTAGCTGAGAACCTTTAGTGGCTCCGGAAACGTCTAGTGCTCCAGAACTGATGCCGGAGTTTGCAACACCTACGGTCGGCGTAGGATTATTAGCAACGGCAGGCGCTGTAGCCCCTAATAAACCTTGTCCAACTCCGCGACCATATTGTTGAATCATTTCACTGCTCCTCAGTCCTAGCCTTGTTTCGTTTCTCTAGTGATTCGCGTGTGGCTTGTTGGGTTCGTGATCTCAAAGATTGAAAACCGCCGAATGCTTTAACTTCAGGTTCGGATACACCGCCCATAGCCCGGTTAATTCCTGAAAGCGTATCGAGCTTATCCTGAAGTGCTTCGGCCCTGCCCTGTTCTTCACGCCACAGTTTCTGCCAGTTCAGAGATTTCTCGCCAGTTTGTGCAGTTCGTTCGTTTGCCCGCGCAATTTCTAAATCTTTAACGAGGCATTCTCTGCATTCGATTCCCCCGAGCAGAGTGACGACGAACTCCAAAGCCAGCATTCTGAGACTGTTCCAATACTTCCATACGCCGATAAAAAGTGGTCTGATCTTTTGTCCTATCAAGATCAGTGAGGATTGTAGCCGTTCTTGCCAGTTCGGCTGCCTTAACTGATGATTCACTAGCATAACGATCAACCATTCTGATGAGGCCCCGAATGGAATCGTAAGGATCATCGCCGCTAAATTCTGCTACGTCTTCAGGATTCGTATCGTCATAGACGCATAACGGAATCGTGTTGACTAACTTGGGAGCTACGTCCTTACAGATTAATAACCGGGGGAGATTCTTCTCTGGTTCCGGTGGTAAAAACATCTTACAGTAATGATCGTAACGTTCCTTGCCGTAGATCCTAAACAGACGATCAGCTATTGCAATGTCGAACTGGTCCTTACTGAGTGGAGATCTAGTAAGAGGCTTCCATCGGAGAAATTCGTGAAGCAATAACTTTCCGCCAATACGATCCCGCCCGGAACTGCCTGGAACGTGACCTGAGTGTTGTGCGAATTGCTGTGCGAGTGTGTATTCATGCCCATGATCTTGGAAGGCAGAATGGCATAGTCCGACCTGTTGGATGTTTTCCCCATGTGACAATTCAACAAAGTCATTAGCCCAATCTGCAACTTTCTTGCCTTTCTCGTTGTATTCCCGATAGACTATGCAGCGCGCGTCGGGCGTGATAGCTCCCCAATATCCAGCAGCTGCAGCACTGGTGCCCCAGTCAAGATGGAACACTCTAGGATACCAGACTGGAATATCCTGTGGTTTAAGATCAATAATATGTATGGCATTGTCAGGCTCGTTAGGTATATGCTCTGTTCTAAATTCATCGAATACCTGACCTGAGAATAGCCACCAATCACCGTAGATCTTGCTTCGGCGTTCCGCCTCCGGTAACATTTCCATCCGGGCTAAGTAACCCGGATCGTTCTTCAGAAGTGTCGGATTATCAGTTGCACTTGCCGGTATGAAGATCCGTTTGTTGATGGTCTTCCTACCCGTGATATCCGTTACTTCTTCTTCGAGTATCTTTCGGCCTTCTTTAGCTGGCTCGATAAAACGCTTTCTGACCCACCCGTGTCCGATATTACCTGGATTACTCGCTGAGCGCACAATTGAAGGCAGGTCAGGGTCACTGCTCCTACCGCGTGAGAACGCGAGATACATATACTGGAATTCGGTGAAGTGTGTGAGTTCATCGAATGCAATATAGTTGTATTCCGCAGAGTCATAGTTCCTGATGTCCTTCTCGTATTGCGCGTAACCGAATTGCATTACCGCCCCGGAGGGCCAACGCCAGCGTTTCTTCTGTTCGTTATACTTACCGCCAGTTAGTGGGTAATACTCCTGGGACCGTAGGATGATTTCCTTTTCTAAATCGGTATGAGTTCTACGAAGCAGAATGCCCTTAAAGTTTGGATGCTTGTAGAACCCATACGCGATCGGCAACATCATCAGGGCTTCGGTTTTTCCTGGCCCTGCCGCACCCCCGAAAAAAGCCTCAAAGATACTATGCGGAATCTGTAGGAATTCCTCTTGGCGTCGGTGTGGTTTCCAAATCTTGCCGTCGCTCATTACGATATTTTTCCCAACGTTTGTTTATCGCCTGAGTAGCCCGGCTAGAATCGAAAACAGTAGAAGGCCCGCCAGAGGAATGTAATGTTTGGGCTCCTAGCCGGGCTATGTCGCGGCGTTCTTTAGCCGTCCGCATTCAGTTTCCGATGTATCGAACGATCGCGTTACCGCCTGTGACAGGCGTAGAGACGCTAACCTTTAGGCAGTTAAGCGGGGTGTTCGAGAGTGTGACGTGGGCTTCGCCGTTAGCCGGCACAGTAACCGGGGTTCCTAACGGGGAGAAAGTATCCGGGTAGCCGTTAGCCGAGGAAGTGCTTAACTGCACAGCACCCGCACTTACTGGGCCTACACCGCGCACATAAATTGTGTGGTTACGGGTCATGATCGGAATGTCTACTACGATAGAACCGTTGACAACGTTCTGCATCAGTTCTACGAGGACGCCTTTAGGAATGTGCATTCTGGGCATTATTTAATCCCCAACCCATAGAGTTGTTTTACGAATGGTGAGGAATCGAACTGCGCCTTAGCTGCTTCCAGATCGTTGAAAGCACTAATGAGAATGTCTGCGTCGCCTTCGGTGAAGCCTAAGGCGACTAAACCGGCCTGTCCAACAATATCGAAATACTGTTTGACTTCCATAGCCTGGTTGAAATATTCGTTAACTCCAGTGCAAATCTCACCGGACTTCATGTTTACGTCTTGCATTCCTACTGCTTGTCCAGGCATGAGATTCTCCTAAATACCGTTAACCGCACAACTAAAATAACCAGTAATTAAAGTCTGCGCGTTTGGTATGGTAACAATCGGCCATCGCGTAATACGCCAAAGATTTTCACTCTGAATTGCGTAAATTCTAGCGAAGCCCTGAATACCAGCACTTTCATACGTCAGTAGACCATACTCATAGTATGGATGTGCATTAGTTGCCACACCGGTCCCCGGTGGAATCGTCATGTAGATGGCACTGGTGGCGGGAGTGAGGAAGCTCAGCATGAGATTTACATGCATACGATTGCCAATCAACCAATATCGTATGTAGCAATCAATACTAAGATTAACGTTGCCACCATCAGACCATATATGTCCAGTGTTAGGGGAATAGGCTTGTGACTGTCCTAAGTATGGACCTCTACTGGACTCGAAATACTTCCCATGGATGTGAAAGTTCGTGCTGTTCCAGAAGTCCATCCGCGCTATATTAGCAGCGAGGCGGGCATCTGGAACAGTGCCGGAAGTTAACTGTGAGGCATTAAGCGGGGTTGACGCTAAGCCTCCCACTGCGTTAATCGCTGCATAGGAATGCACGTTGTTGCAGTAAACCTGACCGCTTAAATGTGTTTCGCCAGCAAAGGTATTAGGGCCGGGACCACTTACAGTAAGATTTTTGCCTACCGATGCATTTCCGGCTGCTATCGTATTACCAGCGGGGTCAATAGAGAACAGGGAACCATTACCGTAGAAATGAATTGCGTTTGACCATGCAATCAACCGCACGACAATGCCAGTGCCAAGTTCGTTGAACACAATTCCCGCGGTGCCTGTGCCTTGAAACACATGCTCGCCGCCGTAGAATGTATTTGGGGTATTTTTTAGTGCGACATTAGCAGACAGTCGTGCATCAGGAATTGTGCCAGC